GATGAGTTCCTCTACAACACCGCTAAGGCATGTGTGACCTACCGTGAAGGACTGGAGACCCCCTGGGAGAAGTTCGTTCGCTGCATGACCGACGGGCAGATCGGTCGCCACCTTGGACAGACCCCCGACGGTTGCCGCTGGGACGATCCCGCAATCGACGGCATGGAGATCAACTCCATGATGCAGGACCTCTAAGGTCCCCCCGATCTGCTACAATACATACAGTTCAAACGGGTGGCGCTCACCCGATTCCCCATGACCTTCCAAACCAACGGATCCGTTCATCACTCTGGTGTCGCCAATGAGCACGACACCATCTCCCTTCTGAACGCCCGTAAGGTGTTCGCTGAGACTGTGACCCACTTGGGCGGCACCCGTAACAAAGCGGACGCCATGGCGGGTGCTACCCCTATCAGCATCAAGCACAAAGCAGGACTTAAGAATGGGTCTTTCGATTGGGTCAACACCTCCCAAACCGATGCCCTTCTGGACTCTGCCCGCTTTGAGGACTTCCGCGCCTTCGTCGCCAATGCCCGCCAATGGGGCACCGATGAGCGTAGCGCCATCGTAGAGGAAACCCGAGACCTCTTTAACGAAGTGTGTAGCGATGCTCTGAACGCCATCACTTCGGAGACCCTCACCGCTTGGTTGATCTCTGAACTGATCAACGCTAACCACGGGATGAGCATGGTCATCAACGACACCGCCGCCCAGCGTTGCTACGTGATGGGGCATGATAGCATCCGTGCCGCCCGTTGCCTGTCTGCTGGTTACACTGCCCACCTTGTGAGTGGTAAGGGTACGACCTCCCGCCGCATTGTTCTCAAGGGTAACGGCGAAACCCTGGACCTGGGGCTCCGTCTCCGTGTAACCAGCAACAACGGCATCAAGGCGTTTCTGGGTTTGAGCAAAGCGAACCGCAACTCTCAAGTGGTTCTCAAGTTGCAACAGGATAAGGTCGCCGCTCTGGTTTCCGACGCTGCCCCCCAGGTTCTGGAGTACTGAGGACAGTTGGGGGACTGTCCACCATTTCGGCACAGACCCCCGTTCTGATGTATCTTATAAGGGTCGAAAGGAACACAACCCGATGAACGCTTCCCTCTCCAACCTCTCCACTATCGCTGCCGACCTTAACGCCGCTGGTAAGGAAGTCACCATCAAGTGCCTCCGTACCCGTGGTCCCCGTAAGGGTGAGACCATGCAGCGTAACTCCCAGCACGGTCGCGGCGCTGCTATGGGTTCTGTTCAGGGTGGCGACAGTCAGACCGCTTCTCACGCTGTCGGCGGTGGTAAGGGTCAAACCATCACCCGTCAGGTCGGCATCGGTGCTGCTATGGTCCGTGACCTGGACAGCGTTAAGCGTCGCGCTGCCGCCCAGTATGCTGCCGACCGTCGCGCCGCTGCCCGTGAGCGCCTGGGTCTCTGACCCCCAGCGCCTCTGGGTTCGTGCTCCGGCAGTGCCCCCGCCGCCGCCCCCGTGCGGTCGGGGCGCGTTTAAAAAGCGATGGGTCCCCATAAGCTATAAAGTGTTACGATCACGAGCTCAATATTAAACTCACATCTTTTCTATATAAAACAAAAATGGAAACACGAATACCTGAGATGCAAAAAAATCCCGGAGAAAATTATACGACTGTAGAGGTCGATCCAATAACTGGGGAGTACTACTTTAATATACCTGAATGGGTATTGAGTGAGTTTGGGTGGTATGAGGGCACTGTAGTGAACATGGAGATTGACGGGGAAGCAATCATTATCACTGAGGTTAAAGAGGATTAATACTCAAGGGCGCGGCACTTGATACTCAAGGGCGTAGCACTTGACCTCATATAGATAATGCTGTATGATAACTGATGTAATTACACTGTTTTATGGCTAAAGGATTTACTGTAAAAGCAAAGACTCCGACAGTCACCAAGGAAGTAGAATTCGATTATGAGAAGGCACGGGAGATGATCCGTGGTAAGTCAATCGTCTTCTGTCTACCTGGGCGCGGAGTTTCTTACACCTTCTTAAAGAACTTCGTACAGCTCTGTTTTGATATCGTACAGAGCGGTGCTAGTATTCAGATTTCTCAAGACTACTCCTCGATGGTCAACTTCGCACGATGCAAGTGCCTAGGGGCGAATGTACTTCGTGGACCTGACCAGATTCCCTGGGACGGCAAGCTGAAGTATGATTATCAATTGTGGATTGATTCTGATATTGTTTTCAATACTGAAAAGTTTTTACAATTAGTATTGATGGATCAGGATATTGCTAGTGGTTGGTATTGTACGGAAGACGGGCAAACGACCTCTGTAGCACACTGGATGGAAGAGGACGACTTCAAGAACAATGGAGGAGTCATGAATCATGAGACATTGGAAACGATGTCGAAGCGTAAGAAACCATTCACTGTTGACTATGCAGGATTTGGTTGGTTAATAATTAAGCATGGAGTCTTTGAGCACGAAGAGATGAAGTATCCCTGGTTTGCTCCAAAGATGCAAGTCTTTGAATCTGGTGACGTACAAGATATGTGCGGAGAGGATGTATCGTTCTGTTTAGATGCAAAGGAAGCAGGCTTTGAAATCTGGTGCGATCCTCGTATCAGAGTTGGTCACGAGAAGACAAGGATTATTTGATGGCTAACGAACTTTACAATATCTATTGTAAGGGGAGGAAGATATACTCCCACTTGACTCAGGAGGAGTATTTCGATACAATGGAGGACCTGTCGGTAGAATACTATCAGACAGGCACTCCAAGACCTGAAGAATTGGACACTGAAATCATTAAGGAGAATTGTTATGGCTAAGGCAAAAGTTGGACTGAATAAGAGTTCTTATATTCCTGGTCCGCCTAAAAAGTCTCGTCAAGGAGCAGGGGGTGGAACGAAGTACGCCGCGTCTTCTCGCAATAAAGCGCGTAAACCTTATCGCGGTCAAGGTAAAGGTTAAACACAAGGGGGCATTAGACCCCCCTTTTTCATGAAAATAAATAAGTCATAAGGGATAGCAACCCCTCTAAAAGTTCTGATTTGTATAAATCAGGAGCTAAAATGGGACAATCACCTGTCGATAGAAACACAGAGTACATGAAGCAGATGTGGGGCACCACAAAACTTGCTTCAGACTATGGTTCAATGCAAAAAATCAATGTCTATGAGGAAAAGAAGGAATTTCTTCAAGAAATCATGGACTATGAACAGAAGCATGACTTGAAAAAACAGTCACAACTTCATGAAAAGATTCGTAATGATGAAGATTATGATGATTGGGACTATGGAACAGAGCCAACTTATGGCAATCCTTGGATGTAAATATAAATAAAGCAAGAAAACTTCTTGACAAATGGCGATTTCACGGGTTTCTAGAGCATTTAAGGACATTAGTTTGTCTTTTGAGCCCCATCCTGTGACTAAAGATCTACCTGTCCTCAAGAATGCGGCGGCAATTACCCGTTCAATTCGTAATTTAGTGCAGACAATACCAAATGAGCGCTTTTTTCAACCACTTTTAGGGTCTGATGTGCGCTCAAGTCTGTTTGATTTCGTCGATTTTGGTACTGCTACCGTCATTCAAGAGCAAATTTTGACCACGATTGCTAATTTTGAACCAAGAGTCAATAATGTTAGGGTAGATGTTGATCCTCAACCCGATAATAACACGTTTGAGGTCACAGTTTTGTACAATATCATCGGTCAAGACATTCCAGCGCAACAATTTACATTCTTATTAGAGGCTACCAGATAAAAAGATGCCTTTTACAAAGTTTACGAACCTCGATTTTGACCAAATAAGGACCTCGATCAAAGATTATCTCCGTGCTAACTCAAATTTCACGGATTTTGACTTTGAGGGGTCTAATTTTTCTGTCTTAATCGACACGCTAGCATATAATACCTATATTAATGCATTCAATGCGAACATGGTAGTCAACGAATCCTTCTTGGATTCGGCAACTTTGAGAGAAAATGTCGTTTCTCTCGCCAGAAACATTGGTTATGTACCTCGCTCCAGGAACGCCGCTAAGGCAACTGTAAGTTTGAGCGCATCAACTACCTCATCATCGGATACACTGACCTTACAGGCGGGTCTGGTGTGCGTAGGGACGGCAGAAAACAGCAATTATATCTTCTCAATACCAGAAAGCATCACTACAACAATCAATTCTGGTGCTGCTTCTTTCAACAACATTACGATCTATCAAGGAACGTATCTCAAGAAGCAATTTTTGGTCGATGGATCACTTGATCAGCGTTTTATTCTTGATAATTCCTTCATTGATACCTCAACTATTGTCGTAAAAGTCAAAGGACTCTCTGATAGTGGTGAAGGAAGAGAATATTCCCGTGTAGACAACATTTTAAACATCAATAAGAGTTCAGAAATCTATCTGATTCAAGAAGTTCAGGATGAAAAGTACGAACTTCTGTTTGGAGACGGATATTTCGGCAAAAAACTGGAAAATGGAGCGGTTATTACCGTTTCATACATTATCACTGATGGTGAAGACGGAAATGGAGCGTCTAATTTCTCATTCTCCGGTAGATTCTTAGATTCTTTAGCAAATACGGTCATTCCAACCAATACAATTAGTGTTACAACCGTAAATTCGTCAGCAAACGGCAGTGCGATTGAAAGTATTGACTCAATTAAGTACTTCGCACCAAGAATTTACGCTTCTCAGCATAGAGCAGTGACGACTCGTGACTATGAAGCGATTATTCAGCAAATTTACCCTAACACAGAGTCAGTTTCTGTCGTTGGTGGCGAAGAATTAGACCCACCAGAGTTCGGAAACGTCATTATTAGCATCAAACCAAAGAATGGTGACTTTGTTTCCGACTTCGACAAGCAAACTATCCTTACAAAACTGAAAGATTATGCACTTTCTGGTATTAACCAGAGAATTACTGATCTTAAGGTCCTTTACGTTGAAATTAACTCTGGAGTTTACTACAACAGTTCCCAGGTTAGCAATGTTAATGCACTGAAGACAAAAGTAACCTCTGTTCTGAACACTTTCGCCAAGGCAAACATCAATCAGTTTGGTGGTAGATTCAAATATAGTAAGTTGTGCCAGACAATTGATAATAGTGATAATGCGATTACCTCTAATATTACAAGAGTTATCATTCGCAGAAATCTAAAAGCACTAATCAACCAATCTGCACAATATGAACTTTGCTTTGGTAATAAGTTCCACATCAACAAGGATGGGTTCAATATCAAGAGCACAGGGTTCACTCTCGCTGGTAGAATAGGCACGTTCTACTTCACAGACGTACCTGGAAGCAACGGGAAGGGCGTTATCTCTATCGTTAAGGACATTAACGAGACTGGGAAGTATGAGGTCGTGGTGAAGTCTGCAGGCACCGTAGATTACACGAAAGGTGAGATCATTCTCAACACTTTAAACATCACATCTACAGCAATTGCTAATAATATTGTAGAGATTCAGGCGTTCCCAGAGTCTAACGATATCATTGGTCTAAAGGATCTATATCTATCCTTTTCTGTTGCTGATAGCACCATAAATATGGTTAAAGATACTATAACATCTGGCGAACAGATTTCTGGCGTCGGTTATAAAGTTACTTCTAGTTACTTAAACGGAGAACTAAAGAGAGGATAAAATGATACAAACGGGCTTTGAGAAGAGGGTAAAAGTTCAGCAAATAATCGAGAGTCAACTACCAGAATTCATACTTTCGGAAAGTCCAAAAACAGTAGATTTTCTAAAACAGTATTATATTTCTCAAGAATATCAGAGTGGTCCTTCAGACCTCTCAAATAATCTTGACCAGTACTTGAAGTTAGATAATCTAACTCCCGAAGTAATCACTGGTGAGACCACTCTTTCTGTAGGCATCTCTTCTACTGTCGATACAGTTGAAGTTGCATCAACAAAGGGATTCCCTCATGAGTATGGTCTGTTTAAGATTGGTGATGAGATAATCACCTATACTGGTATCACTACAAACTCTTTTACTGGTTGTATCAGAGGATTTAGTGGTATTACCACATATAAGACGGATCTGAATCCAGAAGAACTGCTATTCAATACTTCATCCGCAGTATCCCACGATTCTGGAAGTTCTGTAAAGAACCTAAGTTCTCTTTTCCTCAAAGAATTCTACAACAAACTCAAGTACTCCCTCACTCCAGGTCTTGAGAATGTTGATTTCGTATCAAATCTGGATGTTAATAACTTCATAAAAGAAGCAAGAAGTCTTTATGAAGCAAAAGGAACGGAAGAGTCATATAAGATTCTATTCAAAGTTCTGTATGGTGTTGTCCCCCAGGTAATCGACCTAGAAGAGCACCTTGTAAAACCATCTTCTGCAGAGTTCATCAGAAGAGAAGTTGTTGTTGCAGAGAGAGTCTCTGGCGACCCCAACAACCTGGTTGGTCAAACAATCGTCAAGTCTTCAGATTCTGAGACCAAAGCATCAGTATCTGAAGTAGAAATCTTCACCAGATCTGGTATCAATACTTATTTCAAACTTGGTCTGTTTGTTGGATTTGACGATAGAGACCTTATTGAAGGTACTTTTGAAATTCAACCTCAAACAAAAGTTATTAATCCAGTATCTGTAGGTGCATCGGTAATCACCGTTGACTCTACTGTCGGATTTGCAGACACTGGAAAGGTAATTTCTGGCGTCAATACTGTAACGTATACTGCGAAGACTGTAAACCAGTTCCTTGGTTGTACTGGTGTTAGTGTTGCAATTCCAACAAAGGCAGACATCAGAACTGATGAGGTCTTCTTTGGTTATGAAAATGGAGATACTGCAAAGAAAGTAGAACTCAGAATCACAGGCGTATTGTCTGAATTTGAAGCAACTAATGATATTTTACTTTCGGTAGAGGGTCAAAAAATCTACACCAAGAATGTTGGTGAAAAAATCCTGAATCCATCTACAAATAAGACCGATAAGGAAATATTTGCTAATAGTTGGATATACAATACCAGCTCAAGATTTGAAGTTGATAGCATTAATGGTTCAACTTTCCAATTAAAGAGTGAACTTGATAAGTCAAGTCTAAAAGTTGGTGATACTGTAGACATTCTAAATGGAGTAACAGAGACTGTTCTTCACAGCAATGCTACAGTTTCCGTTATTGATGCAGTTAACAAGCAAGTAACTCTCGATAACCTCAGTGGATTCACCTCAAGTTTAACAGTAATCTATACCATTAGAAGAAAACTAAACACTGCATCTAGTAGTGGAACTGATATTTTCTATGGTGATAACACTCTGACTAGCGATGTTCAGAATGTCTATACTGACCGTAGTGGACATGGATATGTTGCTTCAAACTCACTACCATCATATGAGATTACAGAATCAATTCTGAAGGCAACGATATCTTCTGCAAGTGGAAGTGCCCTTCAAGGATATAATACCACAACTGAAAAATATTCAGTTATCTCTTTTGCTACTAACGTTCCTTTCATCACTGGTGATGAAGTCTATTACACATACTCAGATTCTTCCTTGAATGGTCTAAGTGAGGGGTACTACTACGTTAAGGTTCTTCCCCTAACAAACCAAATCAAACTATATGCTTCAAGATCACTGATTGTTAGTGATAATCCAGTTGAGTTTACATCAGATAGTGCTACTGGTTCACATACTTTCACTCTATCTGCTCAGAGAAGTGGATACATTTATCCCCAAAAACTTCTTAAGAAGTTCCCACTAACCAGAAATATTGAAAATGGTAATGATACACCGACACTACCAGAGTCTATTGGTATGTTGGTTAATGGTGTTGAGATTTTAAACTACAAATCAGACGATAAGATTTACTATGGTCCTCTGGAAAGTGTTCGTCTTTACAATGGTGGAACCAATTATGATATTATTTCTCCTCCAGACATTGAAATAGATTCTCCTGGTGTTGGATATACTGCCGCTTTGGTTAGACCAGTATTAGAAGGAACCGTAAAAGAAGTTAAAGTAGATCCACAAGACTTTGATATTAAGGATGTTCTTTCAGTAACTATTTCTGGTGGTAATGGAACTGGAGCAATACTAGAACCAATCGTTGGTACAAGATATCGTGAAGTTGAATTTGATGCACGTCTAACATCAGATGGTGGTGGAATTGATATTTCTAACGAAACAATCACCTTCCCTAAAGCACACAATCTCAGAAATGGTGATGCTATCGTATACAGCAGAAATGGAAATGATGCTATTGGTGTAGGCACTTATGGTGGAAGTAATGCCCACCAAGACCTAGCGTTGAATAGTGGATCTGTATACTATGCCGAGTTGGTAAATACCACAACAATTAAGTTGTACGAATCTTTCGAGAACTACTCTAGTGGTATTAACACCGTAGGATTTACTACAACTTCTCAGGGTATTCATAAGTTCAGAATGTATGAGGGTAAGAAAACTCTCAGTTCAATTAAAGTTATTAATCCTGGAAGTGGATATCAGAATAGAAAACTAAAAGTTAAGTCCGAAAATATCTCTACCGTTGAGAATACAATCACATTTACTGGTCATGGGTTTGCCGACGGTGATGTTGTTGTTTACACGACTGACGGAACTGCAGTAACTGGTTTATCAACGACTCTAAGTTACAAGGTCCTGAAAGTTTCTGATGACTCATTTAAACTTGCTGATGCTGGTATTGGTGCAACTGTTACTACAAACTACACCAAGAGACTCCCAGTTTCTATTACTGCTGTAGGAAGTGGACTCCAAAACTTCGCTTATCCAGATATTACCCTATCCATTAATGTTGAGTATGATGGTTTAACTGGTATTATCACTGCAACTCCAGTAGTTAGAGGTGAGATCGTAGACCTCTATCTCTATGAAACTGGAACTGGATATGGAACAACTGTTCTTAACTTCCACAAGAAACCAAACGTTAAGATTAAAAATGGTAAAGATGCTGAACTGAAACCACTAATTTCTGGTGGATCTATCGTTTCTGTTCAAGTAACCAGTGGTGGTAGTGAATATACCTCTGCACCAGACTTGACTGTAACCGGTGATGGTGTTGGCGCTAAACTGAGAGCAATAGTATCTGGTGGTAAGATTACTAACGTTGTTGTTCTAAACCCCGGAGTTGGATACGCTCAAAATACAACTTCAATTCAAGTTACATCTGCAGGCAGAAATGGAAACATTGAAGCATCTGTAAGACCTCTTACCCTCAATAATCACTATCGTTTTGGCGATGAAATTCTAATTCAAACCAATGGTGAACTTGGATATGGTGTTGTTGGATACACAACTAGCATCGGTTCTTCCCAGTTTGGTGATAATGGTACAGCACATTCACCAATCGTTGGGTGGGCTTATGATGGTAATCCAATTTATGGTGCATATGCTTACACAGATGCTTCAGATATCAACTCTGGAATCAAGATACTTGATAGTGGATATGTAACATCAACGTCAGATGTTGTTGATAGACCACTAGGTTTCACTGCAGGATTCTTTGTAGAAGATTATAAGTTCAATTCATCTGGAGATTTGGATGAGCATAACGGAAGATATGCTAAAACACCTGAGTTTCCAAATGGCGTATATGCTTATCATGTAGGCATTACTAGTGATGGAAAGAATAGTAAGTTCCCATATTTCTTAGGTCATACCTATCGTTCACTTCCAGTTGTACAAAATATTGACCAAGGATATGACTTCAATAACTCCAAACTAACAAGAAATACATTCCCATATAAGATTGGAGACAAATACGCAAATAATGACTTCATCTCAGAGTCTTATGAGACTCTTATGCAGACTGCAGTCATTGATTCCATTACAAAGGGATCTGTTGACGGATTTGATATTAATGAACCTGGAAGCAACTATAGAGTAAATGATGTTGCATCATTTGATAACACAGATACAAATGGTGGTGGATTGTCCGCTTACGTTGAATCTGTAACTGGTAAGTCTATTGTTGATGTAAACACAACGGTTCAAACATATCAGTCTACAGTTCTTACTTGGGACAATTCTAATCAGGTATCGGTTCATGTTGATCCATACCACACGTTCCTAGAGAATGATCAAATCATCATTTCTGGTCTATCAACCTTTGTACCAAATCTAACCAAACTGCACAAGATTGGAGTTACATCAGAGTCAACTAAGTTGGTTGCTGAAGTTCCCGCAAACTCGACTGTTGGTTTCGTAACCGATATCTACGTTATTAACATTCCATCTACAGTATCTGCAGGGACCACAGTTGCTATTGGAACAGAGAGAATGTCTGTTCTTAGCACTTATCCAGACAATAAGGTTATAAGGGTTGTTAGAGGTGTCTCAGGTTCTGCTCATACATCATTTACTGACGTATTTGTATCTACAAATAGATTCACCCTACCAGTTAAGACAACTTACTTTGATTCTTCTCTGAACGATAAGATATACTTCAACCCAATTCAATCAGTTGGAATCGGAACCACGACAGGATCTGCATACTCCAATGATTATAGAATTGGTGATAGAACTATATCAGTATCTGTTCCTATCCAAAACATTTATCTACCAAATCATCCATTCAAGACTGGTCAACAAGTAACTTTTGAAAAATACAGTGGTGCTCAAGGATTTACAGTTTCAAATACTGAAACTAGCTCCACATTTGGAATTCCTTTAAGTGGAGACACGGAAACACTATTTGTTATCAAGAAGTCTGATGATTTTATTGGTCTGTGCACACAAGTTGGTCTAACAACAAATACTGCAGGTCTGTACTTTAGAAATATTCTTTCTAACGGAGACAGCACAGACTACAGATACTCACTAACAAATAACAAAACTCAAGTAACTGCTAGAGCAGAAAAGATCAAAGCAAGAGTTTCTGTTTCAACAGACCACAATCTCACTAATGGAGATACTATTAAGTTAACCCTAAACTCTGAGCAGTCTGTAGGTATTGGAACTTCTGTATCAGTATATCTTAAGTACAATTCGGAGCATGATAGACTCCTTGCTAACCCAATCGGATTCAATTCAACAGCAGTCAACACATCAACCGATGAACTGACCATACTTGATCATGGTCTTAAGACTGGAGATAAAGTATTCTACAATGCCTCAGATTTAGTTGCATCTGGTCTGTCTACTGGTGCTTACTTTGTTTATAGAATTGATGACGATACTATCAACCTAACAACAACATACTATGACGCTGTATCCACACCACCATCTGTTGTAAGTCTTGGTTCAACTGGTGGTTCCAGTCAAGAACTGTCTAAGATTAGCCCACAACTCCAAGTTGTTAGAGATAACAATCTAGTCTTTAATGTATCTGATACTTCACTCGATGGTTATACTCTCAAGTTGTTCTATGATAAAGAGTTTGAGAATGAACTAGTTTCTATTGGTTCATCAACAACCTTCAGCACAATTGGTGTTGGAACAGTCGGAGTTACAACCACTGCTACATTTACACTTAACTACAGCAAAGATCTACCATCTAAGGTTTATTATCAGTTAGATAAGTCTGGATTTATAAGCACTGCTGATACTGATGTTAGAAACAATAATGAAATATTATTTGTAGATAGCAAATACAACGGAACATACACTGTTTCTGGTGTTGCCGCTACCACTTTTGATATTTCACTGAGAGGTGTCCCAGAAGACTTGGATTACAACCAAGATTCTACAAGTGTTCTTAAGTACTCCACAACATCATTGGGAGCACTGGGTGGTGTAGATTCTATGAGAATCACTTTTGGTGGTGCAAACTACAAGAAACTTCCAAAGTTCGTTAGCATTGCATCCTCTATTGGTGAAAACGCAGATATTATCCCAACATCTAAGACTCTAGGTAGAATCAATCAAATTACAATTCAAGATCCTGGATTTGATTTCTCTGCAGATAAGACTCTAAATCCTGAAGTTTACATCTCACCAAATATTACCGTTGTAAACAGAAATGAAATTACCAACATTGATGTTACATCTGGTGGTTCTGGTTACACTTCAGCACCAGATTTAGTAATTGTTAATCCATCAACTGGAACGGCATATGATACTGGTCTTGTAATTGCGAAGATGCAAGGCGCAGCAATCTCTTCTGTTGAAATTGTAGAGTCTCCAAAGGGAATATCTGAAGTAGAATCCAAAATCTATTCAGTCAACAATAGCAATGGTGTTGGTATAAACAGTATCTTCACCTCACAAGCAGGTGTTGTAACTTGTGTTCTCTCAACCCCAGTTAATGGATTTACTGCATCGACAGTACCATTTGTTGTTGGTGACTTCGTATTTGCTGAGAACATATCGTTAGCATCAACAACTGGTACTGGATTTAACTCTGCAGACTACAGTTACAACTTCTTCAGAGTAACTGCCTACAGAAACACAAACCCAGCAGAAGTCGAGTATGATATTTCACCATATGCTACTAACGCTGGTGTAGCAAACACATCCCAAAATTCATTTGCTTTCCTTGTTAACAGAAACAACTATCCAACCTTTGACGTAACCCAAGAACCACTACCATTTATTGTCGGTGAAACTCTTTACACTAAGTCTGGTGGTACTTATATTGAGAGAGATTTGATTATTACTGATAATCTAAATGATTCTATTAAGGTTTATGGAACATACACTCTAAGTGTTGGTGAGGTTATCTCTGGAAAGGATTCTGGTGCTCTAGCAACTATTGATTCTGTTCAAGAGAACAAGGGAATATTTACAATCAACTATAGTCTAAACACAGACTATGGATGGTCAAATGATATTGGTAAGTTGGATGAAGACTATCAAGTCCTTCCAAATAATGACTATTATCAGAATCTTTCATACACAATCAAGAGTCCTATCGTATATGAAGATTGGGTAGATCCTGTAAATAGACTGCTTCACCCACCAGGCATCAAAAACTTCTCAGATACTGGAATTACAAGTGAAGGAAGAGTATCTGCAGCAACTAGCAATCTATCAACTAGCACAGCATTAGTTGATATTATTAATGTTAATGCTGATGGAACAACAATGAGAGTTGATGCTATCAACTTCTTTGATTTTGGTATCGATACTGATGTAACATCGAACAAGTCCAAGTTCGTTAAACTGCAGAATAAGAAACTCAGTGATTACATTGAGTGCAGAACCAATAGAGTTCTTACAATTGATAACTTCAATAGTCAGTTCTCTAATGCAGAAGATGCAAATACTACACTCTATAAAGATATTGATACTTTCATCGCCAATGATGGATATAGCAGATACTTTGTTCAGATTATAAATCCAAACACAAATGATGTACAAGCTACTGAACTTGTTGTTCTGAACACTCCTTCCGATGATTTGATTACCGTTGAAAAATCGTCCATCTTCAACACTGCAACTCAAGCAGGTGATTTGCAGGCAATCAAGGATTCCTTTGGAAATGTAAAACTCAGATTCACTCCAGATGATCCATATCAGTCCGATTATGATATTAAGTTTATCAAAACCAATTTCAATACTACTCTTGCTGGTATTAACACTCAGTCAGTCGGATTTGTAGACTTGATTGGTTCCAACGTAACTGTTGGAGTAGGTTCTACAGCAACCGTTTATGAAAAAGTATCGACTACAGCAGAGTCTCTATTCGCAATTATTGAACTTACAGATACTGTAACGAAGGACAAGACTGTTGTTGATATGTTCATTGACCATGATGGGTCTGATACTTACAAATCTGACTTCTTCTTCGATAACAATTCTGGTTCACAAATATCAAACAACTTCATTGGAACCTTTACTTCTAGCATAGATTCTGGAGTTCTATCACTCAAGTTTGAAAATACTGAGGCGAATGAAGTTCTGGTAAGGTCTTCTGTCGTTGGTTTTGGTACAACCGCATCTGGTATTGGAACTCACATCTTTAAGGCATCTGGTCAACCAGACAGTGCAGTTAAAGAAGGTAGATTAGAATCCAACTATTCAGTATTCTCTGGAACTGGAATTTCAACCATCCTAACATACTCTGTTACTGATGTTACTACAGTAAAAACAACTGCTAAAGTTTCTTACGGAAATACTTCAGCACTGCATCAAATCGTATTTGATCATGATACTACAGACACATTTACTGTACAGTATCCTTATCTTTCAATTCAGAGCACAACTGGAATTGGTACGTTTGGTTCAGAGATATCTGGAACTGACTTCAATCTGATATTCTATCCAGATTCAAATATTTCTGATGATATCACAATCCAAACTTATAATGAGATTATTCAGACTGAAAAAGATTTGAATAACATCCCTGCGGTACTTTCTTATGGAACAGTAAACCAAAAGATAGTAACAGAACAGTTTGACTCTATCAATGGAGATAGAACTAACAAACTAGACTTTGATGTTAAGCATGATGGAGTACCAATCTTTGAGAAGCAATTTGATCCAGGTATTTCCACAGTTGTTAATCTTGGTACTGGTGTTTTCACTATTAATGATCACTTCTTCAGCACTGGTGAAAAACTAACCTACACACCAAGATCATCATTTGTTGGTAGTTCATATACCGCTATGGTTATGTCTGATACCAACATTCTACCAGTTGATGTCTATGCTATCAAGATTAATAATAATGAATTCAAACTTGCTACAAGTAAGTCTGATGCTAATGCGGGAACAGCAGTAACCTTTAATTCTGCTGGTTCTGGAAATGCTCATACCCTAGAAATGAGTAAGAAACTAGAGAAATCTCTCATTACTATTGACGGTGTTGCTAGATCTCCTCTAGCATTCACCCCAATCAGTCATACTCTCTTTGATAATGGTGGTTCTATTTCTGTTGGAGCAACATACTTCGGAGTTTCTGGTATTTCCTCGATACTTCCAGGTGATGTTCTGAAGATTGATGATGAATTCGTCAAGGTTGATGCAGTTGGTATCGGAACCACAACTATTGGTCCTATCACAGGAACTGGTTCATTCAATGTTGTTAAGAGTGAAAGAGGTTTCGTTGGAACTCTAGCGACAACCCACACTGACGGAACAACCGTTAGAGTGTATCAAGGTTCTTACAACATGACCAGAAGTAAGATCCACTTTACAGAAGCTCCTAGAGGAAACACTCAAGAGTTGGTTGATGAGAGCAACATTCCTTATGCTAAGTCAACATTTACTGGAAGAGTTTATCTCAGACAGGATTATTCAACCAACCAAATCTACGATAACATCACAAGACAGTTTACTGGAATTGGTGCTACTTATAGACTAACCGTTGGTGGAGCAAACACCACTGGTATTGAAACTGGTAGTGGTTTGGTGTTCATCAATAATATGTTCCAAACACCAACAACCTCCAATAATCCTGGCGGCAACTACAGTTTCATTGAAAATGCTGGTATCTCAAGCATCGTGTTTAGTGGTGTTAATAATGCATCCTTTATCTCAGACTATGATGTAAACCAGAATCTGCTCCCTAGAGGTGGTTTGATTGTTTCCGTTGGTTCAACACAAGGTCTTGGTTTTGCTCCTCTTGTTGGTGCTGCAGTAACTGCTGTTATTTCTGGTGGGGTTATTCAGTCCGTTGGACTTGGTTCTACCGACATCCTTGGTTCTGGTTATCGTGGAACAGTTTCTATTGGGGTAACAGACGCAAATCACACAGGAGATGCTGCAACAATTACAGCAACTGTAGGTGCTGGTGGAACGCTTTCGTTCACTGTTAGTGATGGTGGAACTGGATATAGTTCAAATCCAACTATCCAAATACCAGAACCAAATTACGAAAACTTATCTGTTGTTGGCGTTTCTCGCCTTGGTATTGGTGCTACTACAGATACTGGAAGTGCACTTCTACTTAATGTTGAGGTTGGTGCTGCTGTTACTAATGTTGGTATCGGTTCTACATTGTTTGAAGTTACTTCATTCAAGATTACTAGACCTGGTTGGGGATTCAGAAAAGGGGATAAGTTCAAACCAGTTGGTTTGGTAACTGCCGCAGGTCTCTCTTCCCCAGTAAATGACTTTGAACTAGAAGTCCTAGATGTCTTCAGCGATAACTTTGCAGCATGGCAGTTTGGACAGTTTGATTACATTGACTCCATCTCAAGTCTTCAGAATGGTGTAAGAAAGAGATTCCCACTGTATTACAATGGTGATTTGCTAAGTTTCGAAGTCGATTCAAATAACGTAGATTCTGCCGCTATTGATCTGGAAGCATTGCTACTAATCTATATTGATGGAGTTCTTCAAGAACCAAACGTCAATTACAACTTTGAAGGTGGAACTTCTATCGTATTCACAACAGCACCAAAAGAAGATGATATCATTGATATATTCTTCTACATGGGAACAAGAGACACTGATAGTGTTAGTGTTAATATCAATGAGACCATCAAGGTTGGTGATATTATTCAACTGAATAAAACTCCTAATAGTGCTGTTCAGGATCCAAGAACAATCTACAATATCAATGCTTCTGATAAAGTTGAAACTAACATCTATGGTGGTCTTGGTATTGATGATACCAACTATAAGGATTTTAGTTGGATAAAGCAAAAAGTAGATAAGAACCTCGGTGGCGAATTGATTTACAAGTCAAGAGATTCAATCGAAGGTCAAGTTTACCCAACTGCCAAGATTATTGGTGATTTCTCCACTTCCGATACGGAAATCTTCGTTGATGATGCTCAACTCTTTAATTATGAAAATGGTATAGGTGGAAATTCAACTGACGCATTGATTGTTAATACAACTACAGACCCAGTTGCTGCAGCAATAACCGCAGTTGTTTCTGCTGCTGGAACTATTAGTTCCTTTACCATCACAGATGGTGGTTCTGGATACACTGGTTCTTCTGCAGTGATTAAGATCTCTGCTCCAAAGCAAGTTGGTGTTGGTATCGGAACTACCGCTACCGCAACTGCAACTGTTTCGAATGGAACAATCACTGCAGTTAGCATCACCAATGCTGGTCTTGGATACACTCATACTGCACCTCCACAAGTTCTAACAACTTTACCATCAGTATCATTTGAAAATGTACTGAACATGACTGCTGTTGCAGGATTTGCTGGAACTATTACTGGAATTGGAACTACGGTTGGAACTGGCGGAAATCCTCTAGCAATCAAGTTTACTCTGAATGCATCTTCATTCACTGGTCTACAAGAAGGATATCCAATCTATGTCTTTGGGACAAGCATTGGTTCTGGTGTTACTTCTATCAATGGTTCGGATTCCTCTACTGTTGGAATTGGAACTACATTCTTAGATAATATCTACATTATCAATTCCTTCCACTCATCTTCTACAACTGGTGTTGCTACATGTAACATTCTATCGACAACATTAACGACTGGTCTATCAACGACTGGTAGTGCAACTGATCCACGAGGACACTTCTCCTGGGGTAGATTATCGGGGTTCTCCAGAGCGTCTTCACCTATTTCTATCGGTGTAACTGGTCTCACAGTTGACTCTGGATTATCAACATTCCCAACAATCCAGAGACGTGGATATGGATTGAGAAGCAATGGCGCTCTGAAGAAGGATCTATGATGGTTATAAATATAGAAAAAAGCTATTACGATGGCGGCAATTGTAACAGATCAGTTTAGAATATTAAATGCGGGAAATTTTGTAGATTCCGTCACCAGTTCTTCAAATTCATATTATATCTTTGTAGGTCTTTCCAACCCAGCAGTGGTTGGATACGGTAGAACCACGGACTGGGATACCAACACTCCCAGTCCAACTGATAATTTTGATTATCAAAGTTTTGTTGGTGATAACATGTCCTTCGGTAAGAAGGTGACTTCTGCTAACGTCAGAAGACTTGTTAGAAGAGTTGACTGGACGAGAGGAACAAAATATGAAATGTATCGTCATGACTACAGTCTGACGAATTTATCTCCCACTACAAAGTCTTCCAGACTTTATGATGCAAACTATTATGTAATGAATAGTGAGTATAAAGTTTATATTTGTATTGATAATGGTTCATCTGGAATTAATACCGCCGGTAATGCTTCTCTAGATGAACCCACATTTACAGATTTAGAGCCATCTAAGGCTGGTGTAAGTGGTGATAGTTATTTGTGGAAGTATCTGTATACGGTTTCACCAAGTGATATTATTAAGTTTGACTCGACTGAATATATTTCCCTACCAAGTGATTGGGCATCTTCCACTAATGCTCAGATTTCCGCAGTAAGAAATAATGGTGATTCGGATACAAATGAAAATCAGATAAAAAAAGTTTATATTGATGCACAAGGTCTTGGGTATTCTCAAGGTTCCCACGAACTTAATATCCTGGGTGATGGAAGTGGAGCTAAGGTTATTGTTGACGTTGATGTTAATGGAAAAATAACGAGCAGTGTTGTTTCTTCTGGTGGTAAAAACTATACTTATGGTATGGTTGACTTGGGTTCTATCAACTCAAGTTCATCAACCAAGGCAAAACTGATTCCAATCATCCCACCATCAAAGGGTCATGGTTACGATATTTACAAAGAACTTGGTGCAGATAAAGTTCTTGTTTATGCTAGATTTGATGATTCAACAAAAGATTTCCCAACTGATGTAACATTTGCCCAGATTGGTATTGTAAAGAATCCAACCTCTATTGGTTCTACAAGTCTGTTTACAGAGAATCAATTCTCATCTCTGGGTGGAATTAAATTCACATCAGTTACTGGGTCTGTATCCGTCGGTGATAAGATTAGTCAAGCAGTGACTGGTGGAACTGCTAAGGGGTATGTTGCTTCATATGATACGGAGACTAAGGTTCTTAAGTATTTCCAAGATAGAAATTCTTTCCTGAACCAAACATACTTTGATGCTACAGATTACGTTGGTGTTTCTACAAACGCTAAATTGTACGACTTTGCTTCAAATGCAAACGCTGTAACCTCAACTGGTGGTTTCTCTGGTTCTATTGATACTGGATTTACTGGTATTAGTACCAATCCATCTGGAACAAAATTGATTGCCCTCGGAACTCAGTTTACAAACGGAGTTGCCAGTCCAGAGATAAATAAAGGGTCAGGGGACATTGTATATCTTGATAATCGTCCCGCTATTACCAGAAATTCTAGACAAAAAGAAGACGTTAAAATTATCCTGGAATTCTAAAAAATGCCACAGAAAACGAATCTCAATATAAACCCTTATTATGATGACTTTGACAAGTATGATAATTTCTACAGGGTTTTATTTAAACCAGGATATCCAATCCAGGCGAGAGAACTAACAACTCTCCAGTCTATCTTACAAAATCAGATAGAATCGTTTGGAAGTCATATCTTTAAAGAAGGTTCTATGGTTATCCCTGGTGGGGTAACCTTTGATGCTAATTATAACTCAGTAAAACTCAACTCTGACCACTTGGGTATTGATGTTAACATCTACGCAAGTAATTTAGTTGGTAAGAAACTCAGAGGACAAACCTCTGGAGTCATTGCTACTGTCGATAAGTGGTTAGACGTATCAGAATCTGAAGGGATTACAAACCTAACGTTGTTTGTAAGGTATCTAAATGCCGACAACGCTGGCGAAGTAGTTCCATTTAATGATGGTGAAGTTCTCATCACAGAATCAGGATTCACTTATGGAAATACTACAGTAAATGCTGGAGAAACTGTTGCATCTCTAATAGATCAAGATGCTACTGCAGTTGGTACTTCTGTAGGTATTGCCGATGGTGTATATTTCATCAGAGGAACATTTGTAGACGTAGCAAAAGATAAGATTGTTCTTGACGCATATAGAGCAGATTCTTCATATAGAGTTGGTCTCACCATTATTGAAGAACTTGTAACTGCTAAGGATGATAATTCACTATATGATAATGCTAAGGGATATTCCAACTATGCAGCACCAGGTGCTGATAGATTAAAGATTTCTCTAACTTTATCCAAAAAACTTCTAACAGATTTTGACGACAAGACATTCGTTGAACTGATTAGAATTGAAAATGGACAAATCAAAAAGTTACAGAATAAGTCAAGTTATAATTTAATCAGAGACTACTTCGCTAAGAGAACTTTCGAAGAGTCTGGGGATTATGCTGTAGATGAATTCAGTGTAGAAGTAAGTGAGTCATTGAATAATGGACTATCAAACGGTGGAGTATATACCTCAGGTCAAAGCACTGATCAAGGTAATACACCATCAGAAGATCTATTGACCGTAAAAGTATCTCCTGGAAGAGCTTATGTAAAGGGATACGATATTGAAACTATTTCTACAACTAATATTGATGTAGAAAAACCAAGAGATAAGAAATCTATTTCATCAGCGCTTGTTCCATTTGAGTTTGGAACTCTGATGAGATTGAATAACGTTCAAGGAACACCTATCCTTGGCGTCAATAACAACTCAAATATCGTCAAACTTCAGAATCAAAGAAGAGGTTCATCTTCTACTGCTGCAACTGGAACTGAAATTGGTGAGGCAAGAGTTTATTCATTCAGTTTGACTGACGCTGCATATTCTAATGATGCTTCAGAGTGGGATTTGTATTTGTTCGATGTTCAGACATATACACAACTAACCCTAAACCAATCTGTAACTAATGCAGAAGTTCCTGCTAGCTCTTATGTTAGAGGTGTAAGTAGTGGTGCATCTGGATATCTTACTACAAACCCAGGTGGAAGTGCAACGATTCAGATTTCTCAAACATCTGGAACCTTCATAGAAGGTGAGCAAATTCTTATCAATGAAACCAAAGAAGTTTCAAGAACTATCAAGAGTGTTAAATCTTGGGGTATTCAAGATGTAAAATCATTATACCAAGACTCTAATACTATCGATAGTGATATGAGTCTTGATTTTATTGGTGACCTAGTTCTTCAAAGAAAACTTCCTAAGAACTTCGGTATTGCTGATACAATCAGAATCACTAGTGCTGGTGCAGTAAGTTGCCCAGGCAAGAACTTTGTTGGTATTAAGAGTGATACTATCATCAGATATCAGATATCTGGTACTGCTGATGAGACATTCAACAGAGTTGTTAGTGTAAATAACGACAACACAATGACTGTTGCCGCTGTAGAAAGCATCAGTGGTGTCTGTAACGGTGCTCTTCCTGGTTCTAATACCGATGTTACGTTCTCTATTGGCGTACCACTAGTTCAAGATAATGGTGGTCTCTTTGCACCATTAGAAGAAGAAAATATTGCCTCTGTTAATCTTGCTGGTTCAAATCTACTAGTATCCAGTCAGTTAAAGCAACAAACTACAAGTTCAACAGGATCACTAACAATTAATGTTTCTTCAACAGGAATCAGCAGTGCTTTCTTTGAAACATTTGATACTGAAAGATACTCTGTTTTCTATGCTGATGGAAGTATTGAAGATTTGACCTCCGACCAGGTTTCTCTTGGTTCAAATGGTCAGACAATCACCTTTACTGGTCTAACTCCATCACTATCATCCAACGTAACTGTTAATACTACAGTCAAGAAGAACTCAATCACAAGCAAGACCAAGAACTTCACAAGAAGTGAAAAGGTTAGTGTTATTAACACCAATTCTGGAATATCTACTGCAATCAGTGGTCTTACAGAAAGTGCTTTCTATGGTACAAGAGTTGAAGATAAAGAAATCTGTCTGAATTTACCTGATGTTGTAGAAGTTCTAGCAATATATGAGTCCTATGATACTTCTGCTCCAACTTTAGATTCTATTGAATTCCCATCTGGTCTTGGATTAGATACAAACTCAATTCTTGGTGAAAGAGTCGTTGGTTCTACTAGCGGTGCTATTGCTCAGGTAGTAACAAGATCCTCTGCAACTAAAGTTGAGATTGTCTATCTAAACGCTAACAAGTTTGTTGTTGGTGAAGTTGCTACATTTGGAGAATCGAATATTATCTCAACTGTTCAGGCAGTAAATGAAGGAAACTATCAAGACATTACAACTAAGTATACCTTAGATAAGGGTGTTAGAGATCAATTCTACGACTACGCTAGAATTGTTAGAGGAAGTGATAACTATATTCCTTCCCATAGACTGTTAATTATATTCAACCACTATACTATTCCTACAAATGATGCTGGTAACCTCTATACGGTAAACTCATATACTTCCGATAGATATACAACCGACATCCCTCTAATGAGTGATGGTAGAAGAGCAACTGATACTCTTGACTTCAGACCAAGAGTTGCTCAGTTCACTTCAACAACAACATCTCCATTTGATTTTGATAGTAGAACATTTGCAACTGCTGGTATTAACCCAACATTGGTTGTTGCACCTAACGAAAGTTCTCTAATTGGATACGACTTCTACTTACCAAGAATTGATAAGGTAGTACTGAACAAAGAAGGTGCTTTCAACATAATCAAAGGAGCATCTGCAGAAAATCCAAAGGCACCATCAAACAGTGATGATGCTATGGAGATTGGAACAATTTCTCTACCAGCATATCTCTACGACACCAGTGACGCAGTGGTTACTGTTGTTGATAATAGAAGATATACCATGAGAGATATTGGAAAGATTGAAGATAGAGTCGAAAATCTTGAGACTGTAACTTCACTTTCACTCCTTGAACTTAACACCAAGACTTTACAAGTCAGAGATGTTGATGGTTTGGATAGATATAAGTCTGGTTTCTTTGTCGATGACTTCAAAGATAATCAGAGATTAGATAGAGCACAAACAACTGCTGATATTGATACTGCTGATAATGAACTAATCACTCCTATTGATTTCCATTCACTATCACCACAACCAGCACTTGACCCATCGATTAATCTGGAGACTGCTAACTTCAGTGAAGATTTAAGTCTACTCGACTCGAATGTTCAAAAGACTGGTGATCTAATCACCCTCAAGTACACTGAAAAGTCATGGATTGAACAACCTCTAGCAACTAGAGTTGAAAACGTCAACCCATTCAACGTCATTGAGTTCAATGGTGCTATCGAACTAAGTCCAAAGACTGATAGTTGGACAAGAACCATTGTTAGAGACGGTGGAACTAGAACCGTTGGTGGTTCTGGTGGTGCTACAAGAGTTGTTGGATCAAGAACGGTTCTATCTTCTTCTACACCAGATCCACACATTCGCTCAAGAAACGTACTGTTCAAGGCTATTGGTCTTAGACCTCTAGCAAGACACTACCACTTCTTCGATAGCACAAGTGGTCTGGATATCGTTCCAAAACTTGTAGAAATCACCATGACCTCTGGCGTATTCCAGGTCGGTGAGACTGTAAGAGGTTATGTTGGTGGATCAAATCTATTCACATGTAGAGTTGTTCAACCCAATCACAAGACTGGACCAGGTGGAAGTCCAACAACTACCTTCAGTCTGAACCCATACAATAAGTCTATTACTCTTCCAACTTCATACTCCGCTTCTTCTACCGTTCTAAACGTTGACGTTGAAGCACTTCAGGAAGAAGTTCTTGGTAAGTATAATGGATATCTTACAACTGGAATGGTACTTCTTGGCGAAACAAGTGGTGCTCAAGCATCGGTAGCAAATATCAGACTCGTTGCCGATACGTTTGGTGATATCTATGGTTCTATGTTCTTCAGGAACCCACTAGCATCGCCACCACCCCCACTAAGATTCACCACTGGTACTAAGACCTTCAGACTGACTTCTAGTGCTACTAACGAGGCACAACTACCTGGAAGTACACTTATCAGTAGTGCTGAAACAAACTATACAACCACTGGTAGAATCAACATCTTTGAGAGAATCACTGAAGTTGAAAGATATGACCCACTAGCGCAGTCATTCACTGTTGATGAAAGTGGTGCATTCATGACTGGTATTGATGTATTCTTCGCCAACAAAGACGACAGTGAAAAACTCTTCGTTGAACTGAGAACAGTTGAACTGGGTATTCCTACAAAGAATCTTGTAACAGAATACTCAAGAGTTACTCTTGATCCATCCGAAATCCAGACATCAAGAGATGCTTCGGTAGCAACTAACATTAAATTCCCATCACCAGTTTACCTGGAAGCAGATACTGAGTATGCTGTAGTTCTTCTTTCACCATATTCAGATCTTTATGAGGTCTGGATCGCTAGAATGGGTGAGAAGACTGTAAACACTTCAACTCTACCTGATGCCGAAAGCGTCATTGCTACCAAGCAATATGTTGGAGGAAGTCTCTTTAAGTCTCAAAATGGTACTATTTGGACTGCTAACCAGTTTGAAGATCTCAAGTTCAAACTTTATAAGGCAGAGTTTACCACAACTCCTGGTGTAGCATACTTCTACAACCCATCATTGGGAACCAGAGACACAAATGTCGGTAAACTTAATGAAAACTCAATCAAGACTTTACCAAGAAAACTGAAGGTTGGTATTACAACTACCACTTCTATGGATAGTATTCTTACTATCGGTAAGAAGGTAAGTGATAGTACAACTGCCTCTGCTATCAGTGGATACATTGAGCAAGTTGGTGGAAACCTCAATACAGTTTCCGTAAATAGAGTTGGTGCTGGATATAGCACAGGCACGTTTACTGATGTTCCTCTATATTCAGTCACAGGTAATGGAAGTGGTGCTACTGCTTCGATCACCTTCTCTGGTGGTGCTGTATCAGGAACACCAACTATCACCCTTGCTGGAAATGGATATGTTGTTGGAGACATCCTAGGCATTACCACTTCAAGCGTTGTGAAAGGTAAGAACGCACAGATTTCTGTTGCTACTCTGACTGGAAAAGATACCCTGTATCTAACAAATGTTCAGGGTGAAGAGTTTACTGCTGGTCAAGACTTGGTTGTTTACAGTGATGCAAGCACTGCTGTTGCTTATGCTAATACTGATATCCGTGACTCTGACGTTATTAGCAACCTTTATGATGGAAGAGTTATTGAAGTAACTCAGGCAAATCATGGAATGCACGCCGACAATAACGTCGTTGTTCTTGCTGATCTAGCACCAGATACAATTCCAACCACACTGAATGCCGAACTTGCTATTAGCGATACCACTATTTCGGTTGCTAATACATCACTATTTGCAACGTTCGAAGGTATCTCAACTTCTCAAGGTTACTTGAAAGTAAATAATGAGATTATCTTCTACAACTCTATCGTTGCTGGCGGCGGCGGAGCTGGTACACTTGGTATTGGAACTAGAGGAATTGATAGTTCTTTGATTAGAACGCACAACATTAGTGATAAAGTGTATCCATATGAGTTAAATGGTATCTCTCTCACCAGAATCAATACTCAACATAACCTACCATCAGACACTGCTCTCAAGTCACTAAGAGACTTTGATACTTATCACCTACAAATTGATCGTGGAACTAGAACTTCTGGAGACAGTCAGTTAAGTTTCACCGATGAGAATACTGTTGGTGGAAAGGATGCTTCTGCAACTAAGAACGTTCAATATAATAGAGTTGATCCACAATTCAGTGTCTTAACTCCAGGTGAAAGTACATCACTCTCAGCACAAATCAGAACGGTTTCTGCTACAAGTGCTGGTGGTTCTGAAGTATCATTTACTGACCAGGGATATGAAACTATCGAACTTAACAATGTAAATGAATTGACCACTTCTAGAATGGTTGCTTCACAAATCAACGAAACAACGAGATTAACATCTCTACCAAAGAACAAGTCATTCACACTTGGTCTAACAATGCAGACAGCAGATGCAAACCTTTCTCCTGCTGTTAATGTTTCCACAGCATCCATTGTATTTGGTAGAAATAGACTGAATAACCCAGTTAGTGATTATGCGTTTGATGGTAGGGTCAATCTTGTACAAGAGGATCCACATAGCGCAGTTTATGCTACAAGCATAGTTAGACTGAAGCAACCAGCGACATCACTCAAGGTTCTTGTTTCTGCCTATCGCCACTCTTCTGCAGACTTTAGAGTTCTTTATCAACTCTTTAGAGCAGATTCAAATGGAGTTGAGCAGGCATATGAACTATTCCCAGGTTATGATAACCTGAAGGATACTGATGGTGATGGTTATGGAGATTCCGTTGTTGATTCTACATTAAATAGTGGTAGAGCGGACGCATTTGTACGCGCAAGTAATGATGGTGAGTTCCTTGAGTATCAGTTTAGTGCTGATGAACTTGAGCAGTTCAATGCTTTCAGAATCAAGATCGTTATGAACGGAACAAATGAAGCAAAATCCCCAAGATTCAAGGATCTGAGAACTATTGCCCTAGCATAATATGAAGAGAGTTGAAGGTCATAAGCACCTGTTTCGTGAAGACTCAGGTGCTATTGTAAATACTGATACTGCGGAGTATTTACAATATGTTAAATTGAGAGCAGAAAAGAAAAAACAAAGAGAGGAAATCGATCAGATAAAAGAAGATATTAGTGAAATTAAATCCCTACTTATGGAGATCATCAATGGACCCAGACAAAATTCAACTAGAGTCGATGAATAAAATGTTTGAGTACGAAAAGTACTCTCGACTTATTGATGAGTTAGACGTTGATGAACTAAAAAACTTCGCTAAGTCTTATTTTAAACTTTATCTGAAACAACAAGAAGTTATTAAGAATTTTGCTATCTCTGGTTTAGCATAAATACTTGTAAAGACCATTTGATAAGATGTCTGTTTACGTTAGTAATATTGTTATCAATGGTGGAACTGATTTTAGTCAAGTTTTCACGCTAGAAGATGCTGGAACTAATTCTGCACTGAATTTGAATGGGTATACGGTTAAATCTGAGATGAGAAAACACCCAAGTGCTACTGGTGTAACTACATTTACCTCTACTGTTACTGGAAGTAGTACTGGGCAAATTACAATTGGATTATCCACATCACAAACAGCAAACCTAAAAGAAGGTAGGTATGTTTATGATGTAGTTGTTACAAATTCTGCTTCATATATGACCAGAGTTGTTGAGGGAATGGTGTTAGTAAGTAAGGGAGTTACTCGCTAATGGCAAACATTAAGGTAAGGGTAGGTCAAAGAGAGGGAATCAAAGTCATTGCCTCTAATAGATCTTCAACAGCTGCTGTTGGAGATTTGACTGATATTGATGCGACTGACAAGGCGAATTATACACTTTTAATGTATGATTCTACAACAAATAAATACATACACGTCACTCCAGCAGAAATACTAGATCTTGCTGACGCCGTATCTGACGATGTAATCGATTATGGTAGTTTTTGAACTTTATTATAAGATAAATACATAAAAAGGTAAAGTTAAAAAATGGCTGCTCCTGTATTACAGTTTAAGAGGGGTCTTTTTAGTAATCTCCCAGGATTGAGGGCAGGTGAACCCGGGTTTACAACCGATAGATACGATCTTTATGTCGGTTTAACATCAGAAACGTCAACCAATAAATTCGTTGGTTCATCTAGATTCTGGAGAGTAGAGACTGCTAGCACTGGTTCTGCAGTCAACCTTGTTGAAGGAAGTTCAAACGGTTCGGATTATATCAGTCTTGCTGCTCCAGCATCTCTTGCTGGTATCGTAACTTACACTTTCCCCGGAACACAGGGTATTTCCAATACCGTCCTCACTAATGACGGAAACGGAAATCTATCATGGGGAAGTGGTTCTGCTGACCCAGTATTCACTGGCATCGCTACATTTAATACGACACTTGTAGATATCAACAGTGAAATTGATATCTCTGGTATCACCACGGTATCGAATACTACCGACAATACTCTTGGAGATGCTAATACTGGTGCTTTCCAAATTGACGGTGGTCTTGGTGTTAATAAGAACGTAACCGTTGGTGGAAACCTAAACGTTCAGGGATACTCAGAGTTCGTTGGTGTTGTAACTTTTAGGGGTGGAACAATCAACCTCGGTGATGCTAACACCGATGATATCAATGTTGCTGGTGAGTTTGTTTCAAGTCTTGTTCCAAACGACGACAATACATATGACGTTGGTGGAGATGCTAACAAGCAGTGGAGACACGCCAACTTTGCTGGTATTGGTACGTTTGATGGTGGATTAGATATTGGTGGAGAAGCAACACTTGCTTCTGCAACAGTAGAAGATCTAACAAATAATAGAGTTGTTATTGCAGGATCTGGTGGTGCTCTTGAAGACGATGCAAACTTTACTTATGATGGTACTGATCTGAGTGTAAACTCGGCAATAATTACAGATCTTACTTCTGGAAGAGTTGTTCTTGCTGGAACTGGTGGTGCTGTAGAAGATAGTGCAAATCTTACTTACAGTGGTAATGGTTTAAGAGTTGGTGCTGGCGGTCTTAATGTAACTGGAGTATCAACATTCTCTTCAGATGTTACTGTTAGTGATTCTTTAACAGTAACTCAAGATGCTTCTGTTGGTTCTGCTCTCACCGTAACTGGTGCTGTTGACTTCAATGGCGGTCTTGATGTTTCTGGTGCGGAAACCACACTTTCATCTGCTACTGTTAGTGATCTAACATCTGGTCGTGTTGTTCTTGCTGGTACTTCTGGTGCTCTTGAGGACAGCGGAAACCTAACCTTCAACGGTTCACTTCTCACAGTTACCGGTGATGTTACAGTTACCGACTCTATCGCAGTTACCAAGGACGCTGTTGTTAGTGCTGGTCTAACCGTAACTGGTGCTGTTGACTTCAACGGTGGTCTAAACGTATCTGGTGGTAGTGCATTAGTCGCCTCCAGTGCCGCAATTAGCGACCTCACCTCAGGAAGAGTTGTTCTTGCTGGAACCTCTGGAGAACTAGAGGATAGTGGAAACCTAACCTTCAATGGTACTACACTTACCGTAACGGGTGCCGCTGCTGTTGATAACGTAACCATTGATGGTAACACAGTTTCTACCTCATCTGGTGGTCTAACACTCGATTCAACTGGTGGAACAGTTACGGTTGCTGATGATCTGACTGTTAACGGAAACTTCACCGTTCTTGGAACTCAGTCCATCATCAATACAGAGACTCTGAAAGTTGAAGATTCTCTGATTGAGGTTGGTCTAGTCAACAGCGGTGGTTCACTTGTTGCTCCTTCTTCCGACGCAAACATTGACGTTGGTATTGTCCTACATTACTACAGCGGTTCCGCTAAGACCGCTGCTATGTTCTGGGACGACAGTGCTGGAAGAATCGTAGTTGCTTCTGAAGTTACAGAAACTACCAGCGTTATGGGTAGTATCACATATGCAGGATTTGAAATTGGTTCTCTGTGGGTCAATGATTGTGCTGGTCAATCACAAGTTATTTCCTGTAGTGGAACTACAAGAAGTCTAGAAAATATCACTATCGATGGTGGTTCGTTCTAGTATTAACTAGCGATTATAAATACAGGTGGGCTAGTCCCACCTTTTTTTGTATTCAATCATGAATGAAACTGATTATAGAAGTCTAATTCTTGTATATCAACAAAAAGCATCAGATTTATTTTCACAAACTGTTGCTCTGGAAGCAAAGATTATGGTTGCTAACCAAACTATTGAAGCTTTAAAGAAGAAAAATGCTGAACAAGAAGAAGAGTTGAGCAAAATATCAACAAGAAAAAAACCTACAAAGACGGATAATTTATCTGCTGAGGAATTCTAATGGCAAAACCATCAACACGCCAAGGACTTATCGATTATTGTTTGAGACGTTTGGGCGCTCCAGTGTTGGAGATCAACGTTGATGATGATCAAATTGACGACCTGGTAGATGATGCTCTTCAATATTTTCAGGAGCGTCATTTTGATGGTGTTGAAAGAATGTATCTGAAGTATAGATTTACTCAGGCAGACTTAGACAGAGGAAGAGCATCAAATGAGAGTGGAAGCACCAATACAACGGGTATTGTAACCACAAGTGCTACATCAACATCCATTAGTGGATACGGCACAACCACTTCAAACTATTACGAAACTTCTAACTTTATTCAAGTTCCAGATTCAGTTATCGGAATTGAAAAGATTTTTAAGTTTGATACTAGTTCCATTTCTGGAGGAATGTTTAGTATCAAGTATCAACTGTTTTTGAATGACCTTTACTACTTCAATTCAGTTGAACTTCTTCAGTATGCAATGACCAAAACATATTTGGAAGATATTGATTTTCTATTAACTCCAGATAAGCAGATAAGATATAACAAGAGGCAAGATAGGTTATATCTAGATGTTGATTGGCAGAGTATGACTGAAAATGATTATATTGTTATTGACTGCCACAGAATTTTAGATCCAGATTCATATACTGGTGTTTATAATGATAGTTTCTTAAAGAGATATCTGACTGCTCTCATCAAGCGTCAGTGGGGTCAAAACTTAATCAAGTTCAATGGTGTAAAACTTCCTGGTGGAATTGAACTTAACGGTAGACAGTTATATGATGATGCCGAAAGAGAACTTGCTGAGATTCAATCTCGCATGTCTATGGATTATGAACTACCACCTCTCGACTTTATTGGATAATGGCACTTAATCCTTTTTTCTTACAAGGTTCTTCAGGAGAACAAAGACTCATACAAGAGTTGATCAACGAGCAACTCAAAATATATGGGGTTGAAGTAACTTATATTCCAAGAAAGTTTGTAAGAAAACAAACTATTCTTGAAGAGATACAGTCGTCAGTTTTTGACGATAACTTCTTATTGGAAGCATATCTCAATAACTACGATGGTTATAGTGGTGCTGGTGATATTATGACTAAATTTGGTGTTAGTGTTAGAGATGAAGTATCACTTGTAATATCAAGGGAAAGGTTTGAAGACTTTATTTCCCCATTTTTGGAAGGTGAAGATGATAATGAAATTGCAGTTTTTAATAGACCAAGAGAAGGTGATTTAGTATATTTCCCTCTTGGAAAGAGATTATTTGAAGTAAAGTTTGTTGAGCACGAAAAACCTTTTTACCAGTTAGGTAAAAATTACGTTTATGAACTTCAGTGTGAACTCTTCGAATATGAAGATGAAGTTCTCGATACTTCTATTGATGAAATAGACGAAGTTCTAGAAGATATTGGATATATTGTTGACGTATCAATGTACTCCAGTGGAACAAGAGCAACAGCAACTGCTACCATTGGAACTGGTTATGTAAGACAAATATTCCTGAATAATGATGGTTCTGGATTCACAAGTACACCAACAGTTGCTATTACAACGGCACCTTCTGGGGGAACTGATGCTCAAGCAGTTGCTATTACAACAACTAGAAATAGTATAACCTCAATTCGAGAAATTATTCTTACAAATGCTGGTGCCGGATATACCGTAGCACCAACTATTACTATCAGTGGAGGTGGTGGAACTGGTGCTGCTGCTACTTGTGGAATCGTTACCGACAAGAAGGGTGTTATCAGTATTGTTGTTAATAATGGAGGTGCTGGATACTCTACTGCGCCATCAGTTTCTTTCTCACTACCATCACTCTCACCAAATATACCAGCGACTGCAACGGCAATTGTAAGTGCTGCTGGAACTATAAGTTCAATCAATATTACAGATGCTGGAGCAGGATTCTTCTCTGCACCAACCGTAACAGTTGCAACAGCTGCAACAACTGGTATTGGAACATACTGGTTCAACGAAGTTGTAACTGGTTCAAGATCTGGTGCTTCAGCAAGAGTCAAAAATTGGGATACCGATACCAATATCCTTAGAGTCGGTATTACAACTGGTACATTCTATCCAGGTGAAATTATTACTGGATCCAAGTCTGGTGCTGCTTATGAGACCAAAGTTTCTGCGGCAAACACAGAGACAGATAAATACAGGCAAAATGAAGAGATTGAATTGCAGGCAGACAGTATAATCGATTTCTCAGAGTCTAATCCATTCGGTACTTACTAATGTTAGGAACTTATTACTATCACGAAATTATTCGTAAAACAATTATAGCGTTTGGAACTCTGTTTAATCAGATTGAAATCAAACATAAAGATGCTAGTGGAAATATTAATAGTGTTATTAGTGTTCCATTAGCATATGGTCCTGCCCAAAAGTTTTTAGCAAGACTTGAGCAGCAAGCAAATCTGGATAAACCAGTTCAGATTACTCTACCTAGAATGTCTTTCGAAATGACTTCTATTGAGTATGATGCATCTAGAAAAACTGGTATAACTCAGACTTTTAGAGCAGTCGATAATAATGATCGAATGAAGAAGGTTTTTATGCCTGTACCATATAATATTGGATTTGAACTTAGTATTTTCTGCAAACTTAATGATGATGCGCTTCAGGTTGTTGAACAGATTTTACCTTATTTTCAACCATCATTCAATTTAACTATTGACCTTGTAGAGTCAATTGGAGAAAAAAGAGATATTCCAGTTGTTCTGAATAGTGTTGCAATGCAGGATGACTATGAGGGTGATTTTTCCACAAGAAGAGCACTGATATATACTTTACAATTTACCGCCAAAACTTATCTGTTCGGACCTGTTGCTGATAATCCAGAAGGTCTCATTCGTAAGGTTATTGTTGATATGTACGCTGATACAAATACACAAACTGCGAAGAGAGAAGTCAGATACACAGCAGTACCAGATCCAATTGATGCTAATCCAGGTGATGACTTTGGATTTACGGAAACCTGGGAATACTTCGGTGATTCCAAATCCTATAGTCCCACACAACAATCTGATATTTAATAACTTATGTCTGAATTTGATTCCATTGATCAAGCTCTCAATGTTGAGAGTAGTATTGTTGAGGTTGATGATACTCCAAGTAGTATTCAAAAACCTGAGCAGAAGACTGATATTAAAAAAGATTATGAATACACAAGGGCAAACTTATATTCTCTTATTGAAAAGGGACAAGAGGCAATCAATGGAATCATGGAACTTGCTGGCGAAGGGGGAAGTCCAAGAGCATATGAAGTTGCTGGTCAGTTAATCAAGAGTGTTGCCGATACAACAGATAAACTGATTGATTTGCAAAAGAAACTTAAGGATGTAGAGGAAGACGTTGCTAATAACAAGGGACCAAATACCGTCACAAACAATGCAGTATTTGTTGGATCCACATCAGAACTTCAGAAACTACTCAAGCAAGGTTTTCTAAATAATAATAAGACTCAAGACTAATAATAATGAAAAAATCCTGCAAAAAGGGTTACTATTATTGCTTCACTTCAAAGAAGTGTAAAAAGATTCCTGTAGGGCATCATGTTATGCCTTCTGGTCGTTTGATGAAGGATAATGAGCATGAAGAATCCGAGTCTGGAGAAGAGTCTACTGAAACCAAGAAAAATGGTAACGGTAACGGTAGCAATGGTAATGGTGGAGCAGTAAGCGAAGGTTGGTCTCAGAAATATAAGAAGTCTATCGACTGTAAGAACCCAAAAGGTTTCTCACAAAGAGCACACTGTCAAGGAAGGAAGAAAGTGGAAGAAGCAAAGAACTATGAGAAGGATGATCATGAAGTATCAATGGCTAAAAAGCAGGTAGAAAAATCTGCAGACAATCTAAAAAAACTTGCAAAAGTTCTTTCTAAAAAGACTGACAAGGATAACTTACCAGCTTGGGTTCAGGCAAAGATTACAAATGCCGAACACGATACGGAAGCTGCATCATCTTATATGGAGCAAGCATGTCCCATCTGCAATGAAGATCCTTGCCAGTGTTTGGAAGGAACTGTCACCGAAGGTAATCGTGATGGTAAGTCTGCTAAAGACAAAGACTACTCACTTCGTGACTGGTTCAAAGGTGATGGTTGGGTACAAGTATCAGGAAAATATAAAGGAAAACCTTGTGCTAAGCAGAAAGGTCAAAAGTCAAAACCATTCTGTAGAGATGCTGACGATGCGGCAGCAATGTCTCCAGAAGAAAAGAAAAGAAGAACTACTAGGAAGCGTAGACAAGATCCAAACCCAGATAGAAAAGGTAAGGCAAAGATTGTAACCAGTGAAGCCTTCTATATGGGAAATCAAAACCCTAATGTTGTTTTCGGTAAAGCAGTAAAATCTGCAGGTGGAGAACTAAGAGACATCATTCCCATTACATCTCCAATGCCAAAACCCAAAAAAGACAAAAATAAAACAGAGTCATACTCCAACTGGAGAGAAGAACTTTCTGAAGAAGGTGTCGATACCCTAAAAGATAAAAGACAGGGTAGCGAACCACCAAAACAAAAACCAGAATATAAAAATCCTTATGGTTTAAAGGGTATTGGACCAGGAGTTAGGGATCTAAAAGCACACTTTGAATCAGAAGGTGAAGTAGTCTCAGAAAAGAAGGACGCTTGCTACCATAAGGTCAAGTCACGTTATAAGATTTGGCCAAGTGCATATGCTTCTGGTGCATTAGTCAAGTGCCGTAAGGTTGGTGCTAAGAACTGGGGTAACAAGACCAAGAAAGAAGGTTATGAGTTCTCCAACTGGAGAGATGACTTTCAACCAATTGAGATTGAAACAGTAGACTTAATTACTGCTGATCCTATTCAAGTTCCACCTTCAAACCTTCAGAAGATAGAAGAGGCAAAGAAGTGTTGGAAGGGGTACAAGAAAGTAGGAACGCAAAAACTATTTGGTAAAACTTATAACCGTTGTGAAAAAATTAAGAAAGAAGAGTTTTCTGACTGGAGACAAGAACTAGAAGAAGACTGGCAGAAAGTCAATAGAAAAGATAAGACAGATGGAATGTCCCAGAAAGCAGTTAATGCTTACAAGCGTGAGAACCCAGGTTCCAAACTTAAGACTGCTGTAACTGAGAAGAACCCAACTGGTAAGAGAGCAGAGAGACGCAAGAATTTCTGTTCTCGCTCTAATGGGCAGAGAAAGATGCACAACATCGATTGCTCTAAGACCCCAGAGAAAAAAATCTGTAAAGCCCGCAAACGCTGGAGATGCTGATGAAAACATTTAAAGAGTTTTGCGAACAGGTTACTACTAGCCCCTTTGCAAATAAACCCGAACATCCAATAAAAGGTTTTGCAAGACAAGTTGTTGGTAGCATTCAAAATAGGGTCCAAAATAAATTTAACAGCATCAGAGATACTGTTAATGACTTAGGACTTGCAGCAGGAATTCATACAGACCCAAAGGTAAATTACATGGCAAGGGATTATGCTACCAGAAAAGCAAAAATGAGACTTAGAGGTATCAATGTAGAAAATCCTTCGGGGATGCCAATTAATAAATCAGAACCAGAAGGAGCAATTAGATATGCGTATCCACAGTCACCATATCAACCAAAAGGATTTGGTGGAAAACCAACCACAGAAATTTAGTAAAATGAAAAGTTTCGAACAGTTTTTATCCGAAAGTATCACCATCAATGGTGATTTCAATGGCACCCTTAATGTAGGGGGGTCTTCATCAGAGCAAGCAAGCGAATCTTATTTCGCTGATGTGGTCTGGGAAGGTAAAATATATAGAATGGAGATTGAAGGTTCTATGCCTTCCAAAAATGAACTAGCAGAACAACTTCAGGGGGAGTATCCTGGTGCCGTTGTTCATCAAATTTATCCAGCATCTCAAAGTTCAGTAAATATCAAGAGTTCTCAAAGATATCGTCCAGAAAGACTAGGTTGGAGTGATTAATGGCTCAGTGGAATAAGAACACACAGGACTTTCTAAACCAGGAGAGAAGTCTCTTTGAGGTTTATAATATCGCAGATCACTGGGGAAACCAGACAGACTGGAGACCTCAGTTTTCCGACAATAACAGACTAAAGGTTGCTCCTTTCCAAACAGTTTTCTTTAATACCTTCCAGTATGGTAAGGAGACTGATGTTTGGGATGAGAGTTTAGTTGGTGTTGGAA